GTTGAGTCCAAGTCTCCTCTCCCAAATAGAGAGAGTTGACCGGGAATCCCTAGCCATCTCAATGGGCAAATCACAGACTGGAAGGTCTGCGAGTACCTCACTGAGATTCTTCCCAAGGATACGGTACCAAGGCGCCATAAAGGAGCCGAGATACCCCTTGGTAAGAGCTATTGACCTCTGGTCGAGGTCATCACTTAAGGTACATACCAAATTTGGCATGTCCCTGAGTGTTTGGGTATAGCTTTCAGAACTCATAAGAGTTTTGATGCTTGTCCCCGTATAGCTCGTGACTAGGCGCTGAGGCTCCTTTGGTTCCCATAACCAAGGATGAGCATTGAGACGAGTCTCAATACTTAAACCTTGTGGGTTCCAACCGAATCCACCAAGACACTCGGGCAAAGACTCAATAGAGTCAATGACCTTGCGCTGGCGTGTTCGTAGGAGCTTCTTCGCTCGAGGTCCAAGATTACGGCAAATATCAATGAAAGAGTCATCAGAGATGGCTCTCCATTTATATTGCGGTATAACTGATTTCTCAGTTATAACCTTTCCAGCAAACTCGCAAAGTTTGCTAGAAACAATAGTCTTGGATTGAGAAACAGGACAATGTAACATCTCAAGAATCTTGAGATAATTACATGCCAGTTCCTCATCGAGGATCACAACATCGTCCCCAAGGATGAAGAATGAGTTATTAAACTCACCCTTCAAACCAAGGAGTAGAGAAACATGGGTAAAGGCAAACGCAGCAAACGAAGGGTATAAACCCAACGGTTGTCCACGTTTCCAAGAAACCTGGCCAAAACCAGGCATCTCCCATGTACCCTGAGAAATCTCAGAGAACATCTCTACATACTGGGTTGGCAAAAACTTACGCAGAAGATGCAATTGCATCTCAAGCGGAAAGTAATCTGTTGCCCCAGATAGGTCGATGGAGTGCACCACGACACCACGAGATAAAGCATCCTGTATAACAGGAATGCTTTTTGATTGGTCGAATGTACAATCCCACGGCAAATGCCGGAGGAGATTATACAAAGTGTCACCAAAAGGTTTCAACACCTGTTGGAAGACACGACCAGGATTGGCTACAGCACGAAGCTTGTAACCAGGTTCCTGGATCAGACCAATACGACCAACAATGAATTCAGAACTTATTTCGGGCATAGGACCATAAGGTCCTGTTGCCTTATATAAGTAAGAATTCCACCAGTTCAAGCCGCTCATGACAGTGTCGTAGGCGTCCTTATACCGGTGATAATGTTGTCGTCCCTTACTAGTGAACCACAAGTAACGAAGTGAATCAATCACTCCGTTAATTTCTGGAACACTAGAG